GATTGCAGATATTGCGTCTGGTACAGGTCAACCAAATCTTTTTCGCCCTTCATGTAGCGAATGGCTTCAACCAGCGTGCCGTTGAGCAGCGCTGCATCAAAGTGTTCGCCCACCCAGGTCACTCCATCTGCGTTGGCAACAGTCAATACCGGCACAGAAAAGCCGGACCCAGTGCCGCCAAGCTTGCCATCAACCGTAGATAGTGATTCGCCAACTGCGTAATAACACCCGGGGTTGACAATGTTGACCGCCACCACTGCGCCGCCCGTAACTTGTATGTTTGCCGTAGCGCCCACGCCCGAGGACGATCCGGTAAGCGGCACATTGAAATACCACCGGTTGGAATACCCAGACCCAGGAACAATTGTGCCCAAGCCACTAATAGCCCGCTGAATAATTGATTCGGGGTAGAAGTAATAGTGCATCTCCACGTCGTAGTTAGCGTTTGGAGAAGGCCCAACAATAAACGACAGCGAAGTCACATCGGAATACTGAGTGCCAAACAAAGCAAAATGCTGCGGTATCCCAGTGACCGAAGGATTTGGATACGCCTCGCGGATGAAGTCCACGTCTTTGCTCAGCAAATAGGAGTACACCCCGCTTACTTTAACCGCCAACGAATAAATTGACAAAAAATCACTGGGCACCGACAAGTATGGATTGGAGCTTGAAACTGTGCCGGTCACATTTTTGCGCAGGTTTGCCAACTGAACAGTGTTGTAAATATTCTGTTCAGTTACCCGAATCATTGTGTTCAAGTCTATCGTCGGAAATGTGTTCTCCGTGTAGTCTTGAACCGCTGTGACCAACTCCGCGTACTTCATGCCATTGGGCCTCGTGACATCACACCTTTGGTGGCCGCGCCAGTACCACGCATTTTGATGCCGCTGGTTTTGGTTTCGCCGCCGTCAGACTTGCTGATATTGCCGACCGAAGCATTGACCGTATCCGCGCGGCTGTGGTTTGGGCCACTGCCGGGGTTCTCAGAAATACGCATGGCCTTGCCGTCCATGGTGTGGGGCTTGGCGTAGACGCTGGCATTGCCAACCTCTTTGCCCATTACCTTTTTGCTGAATTTAGCCATTACTTGCTCCCAGATTTCTGGTTCATAGCGCGAGACAAATTCTTGCCGTATGTTTTGCGGTCCATGCTGGTGGGGCCCCCTTTTTTAAGCTTCAAGGAAGTACCTTTACCGCCTTTGTGCTCTTGGGTATCGTGTTGTTTAAAAGCCTTTTTGATAAGCGCTTTATCTTGTGCCAAATCTTTCTTGTCCATGTTCGCTCCTAAATTACGTTTGCTGTGACTGTACCAATTCCCGTTGACAAAGCCAAGTAGTTTGGTGTCAACGCGCTATCAAAACTTCGAGACCCACCAACGGGGTTCCACCCCCACTGAATAACCCTGCTACCGCCGCCGATCGACCCGGTTGACGTAGTGCCTGACTGGTAGTACGTATTATCGGGCCTTGGGTTGCGCACTGCTTGCGGATCATCTACAGGGAACATTCCCAACAGCAACTGGGGCTGGTCAGGGTCCCAGCACTCGGGGCAAACATTGAGCTTGTACTGCTTGGTCTTGATGACCTCAAACTTGAGCTTCTTGAGCTTGTACTGCTGTCCGCACCGGTCGCACTCAGCAATACTGTTTTTGCCAGACGCAAACCGGTTACTCATTATGTGCCCCCACCAATGAACATTTGACGGGGCACAAAGCGAATTGCCGCCTTCTCGCGGTCTTCCCCTGCCGCCAAGTCAAACTGCTCGTCGTAGGCGGCTTTGAGCATCTCTACGCGGGACATCAAGTCGGGGTTCTTCATGGCAATGTGGTACGCCAAGCCCGCCACAACACACGGCAGAAAACGGAATACCACATCAGGAGTTTCTACGCCCGCGCCCGCATCTTGGACGCGCCGCAAACGCCAGTAACGAAACACGTAGTAGGGGTTCAAAACAGTGCCCTGGTCAGGCACTGGCCACACCGTTATCTGGGGAGCGTCGCGCAAACGTTGCACCCAGACCTGGATTGGTCGGGCTTGCTGAAGTTTGTTGGGGATGGTGGCGTAAGTAGAAACACTAATACGCGTGATGGACAAGTCGGCTTGCGTGGACACATTCCCCTGACCCGTGCGGATCACATGCTCCATGATGTCAATGGTATCGGCGGGGAGGACGTATGTGGACGTGCCCTGCACCATGTTGATGTAGCCCTCTTCGATGGTCCACATGTTGATACCACGGTTTTGCCACTCAATGGTCATCAGGTTCATGGACCGCCGGGCGGTCTTCAGATCATAGCCAGAGCGCATTTCGCGGCCCGCACGCTCCCATGCTTCCTCGGCAATCTCCGTGAAGTTCATGTTGAAGGCGGTGGTGCCGGAAGTGGTCATCTAAATCCTGCCGTTTTCTTTGCAATGGTTTTGGGTTGCGCCACAAATTGTTTACCTGCTGCCTTGCCCGCACGCTTGGCCTTGGTGGTTGCTGCGTACTCCGACGAAGACAAAGACTTGATTGCCGCCTCAGGGAGATATCTCTCGCCTGTTTTTGACGAAGGCTTCCCCGACTTGGTACGCCATTTCTGGTCGCCCCAATTTTTCAGGGAAGTCTGCGGTGCTTTCAATCTTTTGCCTCTTCTTTTTCAAGCAATTCAGCATCTATCTCTTTGTCCGTTATTGCGTCACAGGTGCATTGTCCTGCTTCGCCAATCAAACAGTCTTTTGTGTGTTCAGTCACGATAACCTCCTCCAGCCGCTTTGTACTTCTTAGCGACAAGTTGTGCCTTACGGGCTGACCATTGGCCTGCACCCGTGCCTTGTGTGGCCGCAGCTTTTACCTGGGCCACAATTCGTTTGCGCATGTCCGGCTTAGTGTAATTCCCAGCCGCATTCACCTCTCCGCCTTCAGCGTACTCGGTAAAGTCAGTGTCATCCCGACGTGCCTTTTTCACGGCACGGGGCATTTTGGAGGGCAGAATAGCCCCCATCCCCCGGCTGGCTCTCATATTGAGTTCCTTACATCTTGATCTGCTTGCCCTTGGTCTTGCCCTTCATGGCAACACCGTCGCGGCTGGGGGATGCGGTACGAACTGCGCCCATAGACGAAGCTTTGACGCCGCCGCCTTTGGCATAAGCCATGCCGCCGCCCATCATTTTCTTGGCCGCACCGCCCTTTTTCATGCCCATCATTTGTTTTTTGTCGGATGCCATGTCGGCTTTAGAGCCTTCCTGCATGCCTTTTTTCTTGGCCATCATTGCCATAAAACCGGGGTTCATTTTGCCTGCCATATCACCACCTCGTGAAAATGTTTTGCCTTTATCGGCGTTACTAAAATCTTTGCCCACGGACTGTGGGACTCCCGCTTTCTTGGCGAACGATGGGTTGTGGGCCACCGCCTCCATGAAATTGTGTTGCTTTTTGCTCGTGCTGGGCATTACATGTACTTCCCACGGGTCTTCCCGCGCTGAGCAATACCGTCGCCGCGCTTAGACGCTCCGGCCACCTTGCCGCCCTTTTTGAAGGTCTTGGAAGGGGTTAATTTGGACATAGAGTCGGCCGCCGTTGGCAGGCCGGGGGTAGATTGAGTGTTGGGGTTGGAAGCAAACCCAAAGGACGACCCTTGATTGCCGTTCACAGCTTGGTTGATCTGCTCCAAAGACTTACCCATCTGGTCCATAGCGCCCTGCGCTCCGCCGGAACTGCCGACTCCGGTCAAACCACCAGCATCAAAGCGTTTTGTTTTCATCGTCGTCTTTCTTGCGGTTGACGGCATCTTTATATGCCCACCGTTGTACGGTATCGGTTTCCCAGATGCGGATAACCATCCACACGATGGTCAACACGCCGCCAATTAGGGTTACCACGGGCGTCATCCACCCTAAGAACCCACCAAGGCCCATTACTACAGCAGCGCCATCAGTCATTGTTTTTACATCGTGGTTCATGTCAGCACTTCCAAGCCCGCAGGCTCTTGTTAATCCGAGAATCCGGGTCTTTCTTGGCTTTCTCGCCGGTCAGCTTTTTCTTCATCCCCTCCATGCGGGCGCAAAAAGAGTCGCGCCTGCTGCCGCCCTCGGGTTGAGG